CTCGAACAGCTGATGCAGAGGTAGATGCCGCAATGATCTTGGATTTGTTTTCCAATTCCATAGATCCCTTGTTCCATGCAATAATACCCTGTTGCATCCACTTGGGTAAGTTCTCATATGCAATTTGCAATCTACCAAGTAGATCTCTTGCAGTCTGAGCCTTGTTTGCAAGTATACCTATAGTTACACTATCATTGAAGATGGCATAGTGTAAGAGATATGATACCACAGTCGTTGACTTACCTGACTGTCGAGGCATCTTACAAATATTGAATCTGTTACTATGAAAATTATTAACTAACTTTTCTTGGAAGTCATACATCTTGAAAGGCACTAGACCTTCATCCAAGTTGATGATCTTCACATACTTCTGTGCAAAATACACAGGGTCTTGAGCGCACTTTAGAAACTCAGTAACTTGTTTCTTTGTAAAATTCTGAGCAACGTTTGCTTTTTTTAGATTAGGGTTTCCAAGGTATTGTTCATGTTGTACCATGATCTATCAGGGGTCAATTACTAATAAAGGCTTTGTTGGATCTTTATCACTAGGCATGAAATAGATTACTTTAGCGCCTGGATATATTTTTTCCAACTCAAGTTGAACATTCTTCTTCAATGGCCTTGCTCTTTGAGGAAAAAACATTTGAAGCATTTTGGTCTGTCCTCTGAATATGAAAGTTATGGTATATGTCGCACCATACTTATTCAGTCTATCCCAATTTTCTTCTCTTAGTGTTCTGAATCTTTTCATATTATTATTTATTCTTCTTCATAGTGTCTTTCAACATCTTTTGCAAATCAGAAGTGCTTCCCACAAACAAAGAATTATTAGTGACATTAGTTGTTTTGCCATCTTTTACCTCATCAATATCTTTCATTTTCTTTTGTAGATCTATGAGTTTGTCTGCTGTATCTGCAACATGTTTAATAAGTTGACCAGCAACCTCATATGCTCTTGCAGAATCAGATTGTTGTGCAACATCTAATGCACCATCTACGGCCTCTTGTCCTTTTTCGACTAAGGAATATAACTGAGCTCTACTATATTCATAGTCTTTCGTGACATCTTCTTTACCAGATTTTATATTCTTAGGACTGGTTTTTGTAGGTTTATTGGTAGGTGCTTTCATAATTTCGGCACCTCTATCAATGTCGAGACTATCATCTATGTCATCAAATGTTTCGTCTTCAATCATAAGTCAGAATCCCTCCCTTGACTACTACTCCAGACGTTGCCATCACCAAAATCAGTGCGAGTTACACCGAATCCAAAGTCATCACCATCAATAAGTTGAGTGTCGTCCTGTATGGTAATTCGATGTACGAACACATCAGTATCATGTGGTTTGACAGTGCTTCCATACTGAGCCCTCTTCACTTTTATTCTATTACCTGTTATAGAACTAATTAACATCTTCTCTTCATCTATCTGAATATAATCACCTTTTCTAAATGCAATGGCAGTATTGACATTGAATTCAGTTTTGATTGTATCAAATGACTCTGTTGTTTTAGCAGCTCCATCTTGATCATAATCTTTGATAGCCACTGGTGTAGCAGTATATCTTTGTTGCCTAGGTGCAGTTTTGACAGATGAAGTGTCGGTATAGTAATCTGCCTGTACTTGTTTGATAAGTCCAGAAGTTCCTTCACTACTATTATTAATAGGGCCGAAGAGGTATGTCTTACATACAAAGTTGAGTGTATATACTAAAGCTCTTCTAGTGAGGTAATCATCTTCATAGTTATCTTCCATCTGGATTCCTTCCAGAGTGATTGGCATATCTCTTTTCTCACCAATTACATTAACTAGATCAATAGTGAGATTAAATGCTGGTTGAAAATATGGCAGTATCTGTTCTAATATTTGTATAGCGTCTTCGTTCAACTTAGCTAGAATACTAAGTTGCATATTAATATTGTATGGAACAGGCATAAATGCCTTTACCATTTTATTTGTATTCTTGTTTACAGACTTGAATGTCTGCATTGTAGATACTTTCCTAGTTGCATCATAGTTCATACCCATGACTTCAAAAGACATTCTAGGTAAAGTAAGTGTAGTACTTACACCATCCTGATAATCCCTACCCTGTTCTACTCTTGCTAGGAATTTCTGTTGTGGGCCATAAGATATAGGAACTTTGATAACACTTACCGTCTTACCGCCGCTAGTATGTTGGATCTCAATGTTATTAAACAGGGTTCCGAAAGACACGATTGTCTTACGAATGATCTCATGATAGAAATGATTTGTTAACATAATATTACCACCTTATAATAGTATTTAGAACTCACCGAATGGATTTACTTCTGTGAAGTCAAGAATAGTGTCTGCCTCTGTTTCTATTTCATCGTTTCCAGCAAAAGCAATATCGAACTCAGAGTCCACAGATAAAATTCTATAACTCGCTCCAGCACCTACAACAACTTCACCTATTTGGAAGTTACCAGTAGGAATTGATACTTTAAGAATATTATCTCTTGTATTCCAATGAGATACATATGCACTGGTGCCACTAGAAACACCTTTGACTATTTCATTTGTTTCAAACTCACCAAAGGAATTAGATGTAACAGAAGATATCGATACCACGGCTGCAGTGTTAGTGTAACCAGCACCAGCATTACTGTATCTAATTTGTGAAACAGTTCCCCCGACTGCAACTGCTTCTGCTTGTGCGTTCATCAGCAGAGGTATTGTTTCATTGGATTGTTGTATATAGACGGAAGTGATACCAACCGTAGGAGTAAATGAATATCCAAGTCCACCAGTGGTAATTCCTATAGGGCCTAATACAGCCTCTGAAATGACAGCAGTTGCAACAGCGACTGTATTTGTAGATGTTGGAGATCCACTAGTGAATACAACTTGTGGAGGCATGGTGTATCCTGTGCCTGGATTTGTTAATAGTATTCTGTCCACCGACTGATTAGGAACACCAGTTCTACTTGTCATGATAGCAACAGCAGTCGCTTGAATTCCTGTTGATGGTTGTTCAATAGTCATAATTGGAACTGAGGTATATCCCCATCCCTCATATGATATTTGTAACGCAGAAACTTCTCTTGCATCATTAGTTGTAACAGTGATTATTGGATGTTCGTTGTCTAACTTACGAACAAATGATGCTGTAGTTGAAGTTTGTATATCAGTTTCTTGTGATGTTTCTGAACTAGGAATCTGTGTGGCACTGACATTTCTCATAGAATTATCACCAGTCAAGTTAAGTGTGATATGATCTAAGAAACCTTCCCATGATGCAGTTTGACTAGGAATAAAACCCTGACCTGAAGTATCAGCACCAAGCTTCAGGAGATCACCAGCAAAGAACATGATTGGGTTCGCTGTATTAAGACTGTTACTTACAGTTCCATTTACAGATATTGTTGCGTCTGTGTTATATTGTTCAACTCTAATGAAGTTCCATGCATTTAAAATTAATCCAGTAGTATTCTCAATAGATCCAGAACCAGAGGCAAATACTATGTTACCTGTTTCTCTATAATATATCTTGAATCTATCAGTCCACATGATTGTTCCACCATTTACCGCTGGATCAAACTTAGTTGGATATAACCAGAAACTCAACACTAGTCTACCATTACCACTATCTCTAGAATCTACATTGCTGGTAAATGCAAAGTTAGCTCCGATAACATCCGTAATTGCAGTATGATGTAGAGAGTTGTTTCCAAACTTTATCTGAGATGATGTAGTTTTATTTGGTGGTGTAAAACTTACAGAAGGCACAGACAGATAATTAGATCCACTATCTGTTAGAGTTACGGTGTCTATGCCTCCCTCTGCAATAGTTACAGTACCAGTTGCTCGATTACCTTGATTTGGTTTGAATATTGTTACAGTTGGAACTCCTCTATAGTTACCTCCATCAAACATAGGCACACGTTGTACAGACTTGACTCCAGCAAATGTAGATGCAAGGGATACATATGCTACTGCATTTTGAGATGTATCTTTCTCCATTTGTAGGGTAACAACTTGTCCACTAGTTGAACCAACAATATCATCAACCTCTACTCCTTCCTTGTCAGTCAATCCATCAGGTAGATCAATAACCTCATCCTCTGGCTCAAAGATTTCACATCTGAACTCATACATGTATAGATCATTAAGTTGGTAGAAAGGAACTTTTCTCTCAATATACTTAATTTCAAATAAAGCATTGTCCAAAGGCAAGTAGATTAAGTCTCCCTCATTTGGAGTCTGAGCATTTAATCTCTCTTCTGCTGGAAATAATTTCATAAACGGTGAAATGAAATCATCATACCTTTCTTTAGAAACTACAAGAGTAACTTCGTCCTGAGCTCTTACACCAAACTTCGTCAATACATCTGAGGGAGTTCCAAATCCATCTACATTTCCAAGATAAGCTTCTAATCTAAAACTATCATCAAATTTAGACGCAGTTATTTCCCTGATAACAGTATTTCTGTTAACAATTTTTCTAGGCAAATAAAGGATATCTTGACCGAACAATGTTAAGTGTTCGTTCACCAAGTCTTGAACTAGTCTTTGTTCACTTGGAGATCCATTTAAAAAGAAGGGTGATAAAGGCATTATCCAACAAAGTCTAGAGGTGGCATTGCGTATTCTTGCATTAACTTCTCATCGAGTTTTTCCAACT